TTATTGGTGGAGCAGGTGGTCCAGGAATTGTTATTGCACGATCAGGCCCAGGGTGTGGAGTTTTCTTTACAACATGTAGTGCGTGTGCACCTGTTGTAACTACAGATGGGTTAAACATGATTGCACAATTTAAAGCATCAACAAATTTAAATATTACAGATAGAGGATGCGGAACAGAATTAGATTATTTAATAGTAGCTGGAGGTGGTGGCGGTGGAACAGATAATGCCGGAGGTGGTGGAGCCGGTGGTCACAGAACATCTTTTCCAGGTGGAACAAAATTAGTTTTAGCTCCAGGCCCACATACAGTTACGGTTGGTGGTGGTGGTGCTGCAACACCAGATAGTTCAGGAACAGCAGGTAATAATGGAACAGATTCAAAAATAGGATATATGACTGCAACTGGTGGTGGCGGTGGTGGTGGAAGATGTAATAACAATGCTGGAAGAGGAGGTTCTGGTGGTGGAGGATCTGGAACTACTACAAGAAATGGTGGATTTGGAAATGCACCATTTGTTACAAGTCCAGTTCAAGGATTTCCAGGTGGAGTTGGTGGTGGAGGCCCTACTAATGGAGGTGCTGGTGGTGGAGGTGCTAGTGAAGCCGGTTCAAATGGTGTATCTAATCCAGGAGGAAAAAATGGTGGAGATGGTGGTGACGGTTTAGCAAACTCTATAACAAATGCTTCAGTTACAAGAGCTGGTGGTGGAGGTGGTGGTACTAGTGCTTCAGGAACTGGAGGTTGTGGTGGATCTGGTGGTGGTGGAGATGGAGTAGATTATCCTTCAGGTAATGTTCCAGATTCTACAGGAACTGTAAACACTGGTGGCGGTGGTGGAGGTGGAAGTAGAGGTGGACCTCATTATGGTGGTGGAGCAGGTGGATCAGGAACTGTTATTGTTAGAGCACCTGGACCATTAGGACCTACATTTACTGTAGCACCAGGAACTAATACAAAAGCAACATTACCAGGGCCTGCAGGAGGGTGTACTGTTATGTCATTTACAGTAACTGGAACGTTGACAATAAGTTAAAATTAAAATATAAAATATTAATTTAAGGAGTAATAATATGGCACATTTCGCAGAACTTAAATCAAAAGTAGATCCAACTGGACATACTACTGATACACATCAAGTAGTGGAAAGAGTAGTTGTTGTAGGCAATGATATTGCTGCAGGCGGCGGAACTATTGGAGATAATGACATGCATGTTGATGGAGAAACATGGTGTTCAAATTTCTTTAAAGGTGGAAGTTGGAAACAAACTTCTTACAATCATAATTTTAGAAAACAATATGCAGGCATAGGTTATGTATATGACTCTGCAAAAGATAAATTTATATGTCCACAGCCTTATGCTTCATGGGCATTAGATGCAAGTGACGATTGGCAAGCACCAATTGCTAGTCCAACAATAACTGATGATGGTGAAGATCCATCTATATGGACATACATAATTTCTTGGAACGAAGAAAAATATCAAGCTGACAACACTAAAGGTTGGGAAGCTACAAAATCAGACGACGAATCGGAAACACCTACCAAATACGATTGGAATGGCTCAGCTTGGGTGTCCGAATAGGAGACTTAAGACATGGCCAGATCTAATGGCGGAATAATTGGTAAAGTAAATAATTCTTCTTTCGGGAAGGATAAGATTACATCTACAACTCCCACAGGTTCATCTACAGTCACTTTACAACCAGGCACTAGAATTGTTGACACTTTAATTGTTGGCGGTGGTGGAGGTGGCGCTGGATATTTTGTTGGTGGTGGCGGTGGAGCTGGAGGATTTAGAACTATAGAATCAATAAATGCACAAGGAAACGTTACTGCAACAATAGGTGCAGGTGGAAGCGCTGGAGCTACAACTAATCCAGGAAAAGGTGGTGATGGAAATGATTCAACTTTACTTGCATGTGGTGTTACTTATACTTCAACCGGAGGAGGAGCAGGCGCTTGGTCGGGTTCTAGTTCAGGTGGTGTAGGAAATACTGGTGGTTCAGGTGGTGGTGGTATGTATGATGGCTGTCAAGCAGGTGGAGCTGGTAATACCCCTCCCGTAAGTCCCTCACAAGGAAACAATGGAGGAGCTGGTGTTGGTAATATTTCCGGTGGTGGCGGTGGCGCAGGAGAAGCAGGAAACACTGATGGATCAGGTTATGGAGGAGATGGTTCTCCAAGCACTATCACAGGATCGGATGTAACTTACGCTGGTGGTGGCGGTGGCGGAGATGCAGCAAATAATTCTAAGCCAGGTGGTGATGGAGGTGGTGGAAAATCAGGCGGTCCAGGAACAGATTCTCCAGGAACTGCAGGAACTGCAAATACCGGTGGTGGAGGTGGAGGAACAACTAATAACTCATCAGCACCTAGTGGTGGTGGAGGAGGAGCAGGTGGTTCAGGAATCGTAGTCGTAAAAGAAATTAATAAAGCAAGTGGTGTCTGGTCAATGCAAAGTCAATTTCAAGCTAAGAAACAAGGAACATGGCCAGGCGTTGCAGCTACAGTAGATTATTTAGTAGTAGGTGGAGCTGGTGGTGGAGGTTCTGGATACACACCATGTAATGATGGAGCTGGTGGTGGAGGTGCAGGAGGTTATCGTGCATCTGGTTATGGACCAAGTCCTTTAAGAGGAAGTGCTTTAACGATGCAACAAGGATGCTATACTATTACAATTGGAGCTGGTGGAGCTGGTGGTACTCCTGCTCCTTCACCGGGACAAAGAGGATCTACTGGTTCAGATTCAATATTAAATGTGTGTGGAACAGAAAATACAGATAAAATAACATCAGATGGTGGTGGAGGTGGTGGTGGAGTTCACTCTACACCTGGAGCAATTGGTGGTGCTGGTGCATCAGGTGGTGGAGGTGGTACTCCTGGTCAACCTGCTGGTGCTGGTAATACTCCTCCAAGGTCTCCTATTCCTCAAGGTAATGCTGGTGGAAACGGAAATCCAAACGCCGGTGGTGGTGGAGGTGGTATTGGATCAGTTGGTGTAGCTGGTGGATGTGGTTGTTCTGTTAAAGGTGGACACGGTGGTTGCGGAGCATGCAATGCAATTACAGGAAGTTGTGTAGCGTACGCTGGTGGTGGAGGTGGTGCTGCAGGTAATAATGGATGTACAGGTCAAGGAAGAGCTGGTGGTGGAAATGGTGGAAGAAGAACTCCAGGACCTTTTGGTGGTGGATCAGGAACAGATAATACAGGATCTGGTGGTGGTGGAGGTGGTGGATCAGGAGCGTCTCCTACTCCAGGTGTTTGTACTCCTGGTGGACAGGGTGGTTCAGGTGTTGTTATTGTAAGAGTACCTAATCAACGAGGACTTGCAGTTTCTCCAGGTACTAATACCGTAGCTTCTGCTCCGGGTTGTACAACAGTTGCAAGATTTACAGTTTCTGGAACATTGACAGTTTCTTAATAAATGTTATATTAATTGCATAAAGACATATGCAACTTACAAACTATTATTGGTATTTTCAATCAGCAATTCCTTCACGTATTTGTGACGAAATTGTTAAGTATGGAAAACAATTGCAACATCAAATGGCAGTTACCGGTGGCTACGGTGATAAAAAATTAAATCAAAAAGAAATAAAAGATTTAAAACAAAAAAGAGATTCTAATATTGTTTGGATGAATGATAGGTGGATATATAAAGAAGTACAACCTTACATACATCAAGCCAATGCATCAGCAGGCTGGAATTTTCAATGGGATTTTTCTGAGTCTTGTCAATTTACAAAATACACTAAAGGTCAATTTTACGATTGGCATTGTGATGGGTGGGATAGACCCTATCAAAGACAAGAAGGAGATCCATCACATGGTAAAATTAGAAAGTTATCTGTAACAGTAACATTATCAGATCCAAAAGATTATAAGGGTGGAGAGTTAGAATTTGATTTTAGAAACTTAGACCCAGATAAAAAACCTAATATTAAAAAATGTACAGAAATATTACCTAAAGGATCTTTAGTTGTATTTCCTGGTTTTGTTTGGCACAGAGTATGTCCAGTTAAAAAAGGATCTAGACATAGTTTAGTAATATGGAATTTAGGATGGCCCTACAGATGAAAAATAAAAAATTAAAACAAAAACAAAGAAAAATAAAAAAAGATCAAGCATCTTATCCGCAACAATTACAATTAGAAGAATATTTTAAATGTCCTATTTGGTTTGCTGATGCCCCTAAATTTGTTAAAGATTTAAATAAAGCATCAGATAAATACATAGAAGAGTCTAAGAAAAATTTAAAAGAAACAATAGATAAAAGAAATAAAGAGTTTGGAGATAAAGGAGATATGGGCCATGTATTTCATTCAACAACTTTAATTGGTGATCCAAAATTTAAAGAATTACAAGATTATATTGGTGCAACTTCACATAATTTATTGTTAGAAATGGGATTTGATTTAACTAATTATCAAGTATTTACTACAGAATTTTGGGTACAGGAATTTGCAAAAAGAGGTGGTGGACACCACACATTACACACTCATTGGAACGGACATATGTCAGGTTTTTATTTTTTAAAAGCCAATGAAAAAACATCGATGCCATTGTTTGAAGATCCAAGAGCAGGTAATGTTATGAATTTATTACCAGAAAAAGATAAATCAAAAATTACACATGCAAGTTCACAAATACATTATAAAGTTAAACCAGGTCGCATGATATTTTTTCCATCTTATATGCCCCATCAATACATAGTTGATATGGGGTACGAACCATTTAGGTTCATACATTTTAACTGTCAAGCCATACCAAAAGGAGTATTAAATGTCGTTTAAAAAAAATAAATATCAAATTTTAAAAGGAGTTATTAATAAAGAAATGGCTGACTTTTGCTACGCTTATTTTTTAAATAAAAGAAAAGTAGCTAGATTTTTATTTGATCAAAAATACATATCACCGTTTACTGATTATTGGGGGGTATGGAATGATTCACAAGTTCCAAATACTTATTCTCATTATGCAGATTTAGTAATGGAAACTTTATTACAAAAAGTAAAACCTATAATGGAAAAACACACCGGCATTAAATTAAGTCCTACATATTCCTATGCAAGAATATATAAAAAAGGTGATGTGTTAGCTAGACATAAAGATAGATACTCATGTGAAATATCTACTACGTTAAATTTAGGTGGTGATGACTGGCCAATATATTTAGATCCAACTGGTAAAAAAGGACAAGCAGGTGTTAAAGTAAATTTAAAACCAGGAGATATGTTAATATATTCTGGTTGTGATTTAGAACATTGGCGAGAAGAATTTACTGGTAAAGATTGTGGACAAGTTTTTTTACATTACAATAGAAAAGGTTCTAAACTAGCTAAAGAAAACGAATTTGATAAACGTCTTTTCATAGGACTACCTGCTTGGTATAAAGGCTTTACATTACCTAAAAAATAGTCT